CAGGCCGCCCGGCTCGAACAGGACTTCGAAGCGAAGGTCCGGGAGCGCGTCCAGAAAGAGACGGTGAAGGCCGTGGAAGACAGCGCCCGCGAGGCCGGGCTTTCCGCCGAGACGGTGGAAGCGATCAAGGGCCGCATTTTGGGGATAAAAGATGCCTAAGCCGCCTGTGACCGCCGAAGAATGGGAACGCCACCGGGAAGCGTCCCGACAGGCTCTTCCCGACACGCTCAAGGGAAAAACGCTTCCGGACGTCCTCTTGCCGTACCAGCAGCGGGCCGTGGCCTCGATCATGGAGCTTCCGGTGGTGGTCATCGAAAAGGGCCGCCGTATCGGCCTGACGTGGGGCATCGCGGCTGCGGCCGTGCTGGTTTCGGCGGCGTCGCGTTCCGCTGGAGGGATGGATTCCCTCTATCTCGGGTACAGCCTCGACATGGCCCGCGAGTTCATCGACACGGCGGCGATGTGGGCGAAGGCGTTCGCCCCTGCGGCGTGCGAGGTTGAGGAATGCCTTTTCAAGGATACGAAGCCCGACGGTTCCTCGGACGACATCCTCGCCTACCGCATCGTTTTCGCTTCCGGTTATGAAATCATGGCGCTCACCTCCCGCCCCCGTTCGCTTCGTGGGCGTCAGGGCATGGTCATCCTCGACGAAGCGGCTTTCCATGATCAGCTTGGCGAGGTCATGAAGGCGGCGCTCGCCCTGCTCATGTGGGGCGGCAAAGTCGTGGTCGTCTCGACGCATGACGGGGACACCAACCCGTTTAACCTGCTGTGTGAAGAAGTACGGAAGGGAAACAAACCGTATGAGCTTGTCAAAATCACATTTGACGATGCGCTCGCTGACGGGCTGTACCGCCGAATCTGCCTCACGCAGGGGAAGGAGTGGAGCCCAGAAGCGGAAAGCGCATGGCGGGAAGATATTGTCGCCTTTTATGGGGAAGACGCGGACGAGGAACTTTTCGTCATTCCCCGGCACGGCTCCGGGGCGTACATCCCGGCGGCACTCATCGAACGCGCCCAGCGCGTCGACGTGCCGGTCTTGCGCTTCGAGCGGCCGGACGCATGGGCGGAGCTTGCGGATCACCTTCAGGAAGCCGAGGCCCGCGACTGGTGCGAGGCGGAACTTTCCCCCGTGCTCGCCGGGATTCCGGCGGGGTTCGACACCTACGCCGGGGAGGACTTCGCGCGCAAGGGCGACCTTACATCCCTTTGGATAGCGCAACGGCGGCAGGACATGAGCTTCCCGTGCGTGCTGCTCCTTGAGCTTCGCAATGTTCCTTATGAAATTCAGAAGCTCATCGTGTTTTACGTCCTCTCCCGGCTGGCGAGGCTCAGGGGCGGCATGTTCGACGCCACCGGGAACGGCGGCTACCTCGCCGAGGCCGCCGCGAAGCGCTTCCGGGGAATCGTTGCGCAAATGCTCAATCCCGCCTTTTACGCCGGGATTACCCCGAAATTCAAGGCGGCGTTCGAGCGGGACGAAGTCGTCATGCCCCGAGACGTCGATGTCTACAATGATCACCGTTCCATCCGTCTGGTAAAGGGTGTTCCCCAGATCGTCCGGGAAGAACAGCGGGCGGGCAAAGGTGAAGACAGTAAAGGGCGGAAGAAACGGCGTCACGGCGACTCGGCGATCGCGCATCTTCTTTGTTATGCGGCGTCGCAGGAGAAAAAGACCGAAATCGAATTTTTGACGGAAAGCGGGGAGTCAGGCTGGCGGAGTACGTCCGGCGGCCTTTTCGCCGCCCGCCCCGGAGGAGCTGAGGAATGGTGAAAGAGAAGAAAACGCCGAAAATCCGGCCCGAGTACCGCGTCGTCAGTTCCGGAGCGATTGATCTGGCGAATTTTGCCGGGGAAATCGTTTCAAACCCGGACACGGTGCTCGTGTCTCTCGGCGGGGAGCTCAAGAATTACGCGAAACTCCTGCGCGACGATCAGGTCCACAGCTTGCTTGAACAGCGTCAGGACGCGCTCATCGCCGCCGAGTGGGAGGTTGTGCCAGGCGGTGAGGACAGCCGAGACCGGGAAGCCGCCGACTTTTTGCGTGGGCAGCTCATGGCGCTGAATTGGGATGCGATCACCCGCCGGATGCACAAGGGCGTCCTCTACGGCTACTCCGTCGCCGAATGCATCTGGGGCATGGACGGGAACAAAATCACCCTCGACGCCGTAAAGGTAAGAAAACCGTGGCGATTCGGGTTCGGCAAGGACGGCGAGCTGAAACTTCGCGTCAACGCGCAGACTTTGCTCATGCCCGAGAGGAAGTTCTGGATCGCGGTGTGGGGGGCGGATGACGACGATTCCCCTTATGGGCAGGGGCTCGGCCATGCGCTCTGGTGGCCGGTGTATCTGAAACGCAACGGCGCGAAGTTCTGGGCAGCGTACCTCGACAAGTTCGGCTCGCCGTCCGTCAAGTCGAAATACCCGGCGGGAGCCACCGAGAAGGAAAAGGCGACGGCGCTTGAGGCGGCCAAAGCCTTTCGGAATGAATCCGCCGTTGCCGTGCCGGAAGGGTTCGACGTCGAGCTTATCGAGGCCGCGAAGAATTCCGGCGGGAGTTATGAAGAGTTTTTAAAATACTGGGATGGAGCCATTGCGAAGATCATCCTTTCCCAGACCGGGACGACGCAACAGGGGCAATACTCCGGCACTGCGGAAGTGTTGAACGACGTCAAGTCCGAACTCGTGAAGGCCGATGCCGACCTTTTGTGCGAGAGCTTCAACGACACCGTCGCCGCATGGCTTACCGAATGGAACTTCCCGGGCGCGAAGACGCCGCAGGTCTGGCGGAAGGTGCCGAACACCCGGCGGGAAGAAGCGCAGCGCGCCGCCGACAAGGGGGCGTACGAGATCGGCCTCGAACTTACGGACGACGCGATCAACCGCCGTTACGGCGAGGATTGGAAACGCCGTGCGGCTGCGCCTGTCTCCGTACCATCGGATTCTCCTGCCTTCGCCGAGCCGGGACGGGACGAGCCCGGCGAAATCGCCGAACAGCTTGAGTCCGTGACGAACGCAGCAGGCACGGGTATGATCAACATGATCCGCGCCGAACTGGACGCGGCGATCAGGGCCGGGGAGGACTTCGCGGCGTTCTCGGATCGGATTGCCCAATTATATCCCGTCATGGATACGGCGGAACTGGCCGAAGCCCTCGAGGGGGCCGTATTGGCGGCCAATCTTTCCGGCAGGGCTTCCAATGGCTGATCCGAAAAAACGCCCCGAGGTCGAATTCAAGGGGACGCCCTTCAAGGAGGCGATTGATTTCTTTCAGGGCAAAGTCCGCGTCCCCACCCGCGCCTATACCGATCTCATGGGGGCCGCGCACAGCAAGGGCTTTATGGTCGCCGGGGCGACGAAAGACGAGCTTCTCGCGGATTTTCAGGAAACCATTGGACGCTGCATCCGGGACGGCCTGACGCTTGAGGATTTCCGCAAGGATTTTGACAGAATCGTTGCCGCCCACGGGTGGAGCTACAAAGGTTCCCGGGGCTGGCGGACCCGTACCATCTTTGAGACGAACATCCGCACCTCGTACATGGCCGGCAAATGGCAGCAGGCGCAGGAAACCAAACGGATGCGCCCCTACGGGCGCTACATCCATACGACCGTCCGGCATCCGCGCCTTGATCACGAGTCATGGCACAACAAAATAGTGCCTCTCGACGATCCGTGGTGGACGTACCGCTGGCCGCCGAACGGCTGGGGATGCAAATGCGGCGTGGAAACCGTCTCGGAGCGGGAGTTGCAGCGCGAAGGCTGGGAGGTCTGGAACCCGCCGCCGGATACAACAAAGATGGTTCCGGTGAAGACGCCGGACGGCATCATCGAGGTCGAGACCGTGGACGGCGTCGATCCGTCCTTTGCCTATAACCCCGGCAAGGCGGCATCCGGGATGTGCCTTTCCCCGGTAAAGATTCAGGAGGCGCAGTCCGACGGCACGTGGAAGGGCTGGCGGCCCATTCCGTGGGGCGAAAGGTCGCGGGAAAGCTGGGAGTCGCTGGGGCGTCCGGAAAAGCTCCCCCTGGATAAGCCCACGGCGAAGCTCGCAGAAAAGGTTTCCACCCCGGAAGCGCTCAGGCCCATACTTGAAAAGACGATCGGCGCGGACTCGGCCTTTTTCCAAGCGGCGGACGGGGCCGTCGTGTGGCTCTCCGTCGACACGCTCATGCATATACAGCCGGGCCGGAGCCCGTTCGTGCCGCTCATTCCCGAGCTTCTGAGCGATCCGTTCGAGGTGTGGATGGATTTCGAGGAGCACGAGGCGACGGGACGGGTGGAGCTGAAAAAGCGGTATATCAAGTACATCAAAAGCGACGATGTGAAGGGGCGCGGCCTGTATCTGGTCGTTCAAGTCGTCAACGGTCGGCTTACAGGGTGGACGTTCGTCCCCGCATCGTCAAAGAACGTCCTGAACAACCAGCGCCGAGGCAAGCTCATCTGGGCAAGAAAATAGGGAGGATGTGAAATCCTCCCCGGAAAAGTGGAAAGAGTATACGATATGGCCGTATCTCCGCCGGGCATGGGTTAACGAGGCCATATCCCGACCCATACCGTCGCTGAGAAAAGTATACCTCTCTACTTTTGTCCCTTCAAGGGAAAAGATTCCCGAGACACCTTGACTCGTGCGGGAAACTCGAAGGTGTATTGTAAAAAGAGCTTGGTAAACTCCACTAATTCCTCGGCTTCCTGTTGGGTTCCCCTTGCTTCGTGCGTAGCGCTGTTTCCGTCATCCCGGATGATATGCGCCCATTCGGCCAGCACACCGTTGATGATGGCCTTGCTTTTGAGGTCTTCAATACGGTCAAACAGCTTTTTACCTTCTCCCCCGAGTTCTTTTACCGCTATTTCAAGGATAGTTCGACATCCTGAAATAACGAGGGCGGGAGCAAGACGTTGCTTCAGAATGAGTTGCAGTTCCATAAAATCCTTTCGGATGGAATCCGGCAGGGCGGGATGGGCATAAGGCGGCTCCGGCTCGGGATACATGCGGACGACCTTGGGAAGTGGTCCATCATAGCGCCGATCATGATTTTGAATACAGTCCCTCAATACATAGAGCACGGAGTCGTCAATCTCCAGACCGAAAAGGACAGGCCCCCCGCAATGAATACAGGTTCCACAGGCAAAGAAACGCGCGGGGAAGCCTTCAAGGGGAGCATGGATATTCCGATTCGCCTTTTGAATTACATCAACGGTGCGCCTTGAGCGGTAGTCGCTTACCGCGAACACATGAAACCCTCTTTTTTCATTGCAATGTGGGCAATGGCCTTCAAGAAACAACATCTGCTGCCTCCAAGGAGGGTTTATTATGAACAAGACGGTATTTCAGGCTGTGGACGAGTTTTATAATCTTGTCAATGCGGCCCCTTCAACGGAAGCGGGCGACAGGCTCGTCCGGCTGGCTGCAACGTACCCGGTCGATGTGGCTATCGAGGCCCTTGCAAGGCTTTATGTCGTGGCTGTGGCCCGTGAACGGTTCCGCAAAACCGAAGAACGTCCTTCATGAACTGATTTCTTTTTTCTTATCCTGCTCTGGCCGTTTTTCGATGCCGACGATTAACGTAAGCCGTGCGGCAGGCATGTGTTTATAAACGCCTGTAAACGGGGTACGCGGCCTTTTCTTTTCAAAACCCGGCAACGGCTCATGTCGGGGCGAAATTGCCCTTAAAAACGGTTTGTACGGGACGTTCGTTTCCCGCCGGGAACACGTTTTCCTAAAGCCCTTTCAAAGACTCCTTTCCGCCCGTCCGCTACAACGGGATGAAAGGAGTCTTTCTTATGCCCAACCTCATCGAAATCTTCCGGGGCGGGACGCATACCGACATGCACGGGACGACGCTCGCGTTCGGCGAATCCGAGATCGCCGGTATCGCGGCGGCCTATGATCCCGCGCTTTCGGAAGCGCCAATAGTCATCGGCCACCCCCGCACGGACGCCCCGGCCTACGGCTGGGTCAAGTCGCTTTCCGCACGCGGGGACAGGCTCTACGCCGAGCCCGATCAGGTGGACGCCGCCTTTGCGGAGCTCGTCGAATCGGGCCGCTACAAAAAGGTTTCGGCCTGCTTTTACCGTCCCGCAGCCCCCGCGAACCCCAAACCCGGCGCGTACTACCTGCGGCACGTCGGCTTTCTCGGGGCGCAGCCGCCCGCCGTCAAGGGGCTTGCCCCGGTGGAGTTCGCCGAAAGCCCCGAGGACGACCTGCTTCTCGTGGAGTTCGCCGACCATGAATCCGTGAGCCTGCTTTCCCGCGTACTGTCCCTGTTTCGCGGCGTGCGTGACTACATCGTCGAGCGCGACGGAACGGAAAAGGCCGACGCCGTCATTCCGAACGGCGTTCTCGAAAGCATGAAGGAGCAAGCCACCGTGGCCTTGGTCCTCCCTCCAGACCCCGAACCCGCCTACAGCGAGGAAAACGTCATGTCCGATGACAAGAAAACCGTCCCCCCCGTGCAGCCCGCCGCAAACCCCGAGGAGCTGGCCCGGCGCGTATCCGAGCTTGAAGCCCGCGAAGCCGCCTTTGCCGAACGTCAGCGCAGGGCCGAAGCCGAAACCGTCGTTACCGCCGCCGTCCGGGAAGGCCGCCTTACCCCGGCGCAGTCCGAAGGGCTCGCCGCGTTCATGGCGAGCCTCTCCGAGTCCGACACCATCGCCTTTTCGGAAGGAGGAAAGGAGCTTTCCCCCGTGGCCTTCATGAAAACCTTTCTGTCCCGCCTGCCCGTGCAGGTGGAGTTTGCCGAAAAGTCCGCCGGGGCCGACGAAACCATAGACGGGCTTTCGCCGCTCGACGCCGCGAACCGCGCCGTCGCCTATCAGGAACGGATGAAGAGGGACGGCGTCGTCATCACCACCACCGAAGCCCTTTCCGCCGTGAAGGCGGGCAAGGATAATGGAGAGCAGTAATATGGCAACTCCCGGCATCTACAAAAATTTTGAGGCCGAAGGCGAGATCGGCCCCTACGTCATCGTCACCCACGGCACCGCCGACTATGCCGTGAAGGTCGCCACCGGCGCGACCGTGGCGCTTGTCGGCACCACGGACGAACTCGGCAAGCTCTCGAACGGGCGCGTCGACGTCTGCACCGGCGGCATTCCCGAAGTCACGCTCGGCGGAACCGTGGCCGCAGGCGATCCTCTGACGAGCAACGCTTCCGGCAAGGCCGTGAAGGCCACGGCCGCAGGCGATCGCATTCTCGGGTTCGCCCTCGTGTCCGGAGCTTCCGGCGACATCATCCCCTATCAGTACAGCCTCGGCACGCTCGCCGTAGCGGCCGCAGGCTAAGGAGCACTCATGGCTACCGCACCGTTTCACGTTTCCCCGGAGCTGACCGCGATCGCCATCGCGTACCGCAACCCCGTTACCGACTACATCGCCGATCTGGTCATGCCCCGGACACGTCCTGTGGGAAAACTGGAATTTTCCTACACCGTGTACGATCTTTCGGCGTTCAACCGCCCGAATACGTTCGTCGGCCGCAAGGGCCGCCCGAACGAGGTCACCATGTCCTCCACCACGCAGACGGCGGCCATTGAAGACTTTGGCCTCGATGATCTCATTCCGATGAGCGATATCGAGCAGGGCCGCGCCATCGGGCGGGACATTCAGGCCGAAAGCGTCGAGTACATCATGGGGCTCGTCAAGCTCGACCGCGAGTGCCGCGTGGCGGCCGCCGCGCAGAATGCGGCGAACTTCACGAACACCGCCATATTGTCCGGCTCGAACCAGTGGTCGCACGCCGACTCGAAGCCGCTCACGGCGCTTCTCGAATACCTCGACACGCCGATGATGCGCCCGAACACCATGATCCTTTCCGCCCCGGTCTGGTCGAAGCTGAGAACCCACCCGCAGATCGTGAAGGCGATTTATCCGATTTCCGCCGAAGGGGCCGTCACCAGACAGCAGCTTGCGGATCTCCTCGAACTGAAAAACATCCATATCGGCGCGAGCTACGTCAACAGCGCCAAAAAGGGACAGGACGCCTCGCTCACCCGGGTCTGGGGCAATCACTGCACGCTTTTGTACCTTGATCCCACGGCGGAAACCTCGAAGGGCGTCACATGGGGGATGACCGTTCCCTACGGCACGGCCGTTGCCGGGACGATCGACGAACAGGGCGTCGGGCTTCGCGGGGGCGTCCGTGTTCGGGCCGGCGAATCCTTGAAAGAGCTTGTCGTCTCCAAGGGGGCGGGAATGCTCCTCAAGAACTGCATAGCTTAAGGCCGTTCGGCTATAAGGAAAAACCATGTACGCGACGCCGCAGGACATATTGGACAGGTACGGGGATACGGGGTTTTTTCTCGCCGGACGGACCGAGGAAGGGCTTCCCGACACCTCCCCGCTCATGACGGCTCTTGAGGAAGCCTCCAGCGAGATCGACGCCGCGCTCAGGGGGCGTTACCGGCTTCCCGTGGAATCCGTGCCGCCGGTCCTGCGGCGCATCGCCGTGGATCTCGCCGTCGACGCAATACCGAGGAACGCGCCGGAAACGGCGGACCTTTTCGAGCGGCGGGCGAAGGCCGCGCGGGAACTTTTGAAGGCCATAGCCAAGGGCGACGTGTCGCTCGGCATTCCCGAACTTGCCGGAAGCGCTTCCGGCGGTATGGCGTATTACGCGCCGCCGTCCGACTTTCAAACCGAGCTGGAGAAGATGTGATGGGCGGCCCTTCACTTACGCTTACGGGGGACGCCTCCCCCTTGCGGGAAATGACAAAAAAGGTTCGCCGCGCGCTCGGCAAGGCGGACACGCAAGAACTCCTCGCAACCATCGGTTCCGAGATCGTCGCCACGACGAACCGCCGTTTCGAGGCGGGAAAAGACCCAAACGGCGGAAAGTGGCCGGTATCGCTGGGGGCACGGGAAGAAAACCGCAAGACGCTCATCAAGACGGGGCGGCTCCGGGATTCCTACACACGCGAGGTCGGGCATGACTCCGTCGAGGTAGGCAGCAACGCAAAATACGCGGCCATCCATCACTTCGGCGGCGTCATCCGGGCGAAGAACGCCGAGGCGCTGCGGTTCAGGATCGGGGAATCGTTCGTCATGAAAAAGGCCGTCACCATGCCCGCGCGTCCCGCACTCGGGCTAAACGGCGAGGACGAGGATCACATCATGGAGACGACGGAAGACTGGATCGCCGGTTTCGTCAGGGAGATTAAATAATGGTTTTCAACGAACTGCGCGAGGCGATCGTCACCCGGCTGAAAGAAGCGATGCCGAAAGAAGTCGACGTCGCGGAGCACCCCGGTGTCATCGACGCGGCCGAGCTCGGTCGGCTGTGCATGGCGGCCCCCGCGCTCAGGGTTTCCGTCCTGAAGGTGCTCGGCGTCGACCGGGCGCGCGGCAACGACGCCGCAGAGCTCCAGATCGGCGTGTATATCGTGGCCGGGGCGGGAAAGGGCGGCGTCGGCGCGGACGAGGTGGCGCTGTCGATCCTTCCCCGCGTGCTCGCCGTGGTCAACGGCGAGAACTGGAACCTGCAATGCGTGGAAAACCGGCCTGAACGCATCAGCGCCGACAACCTGTTCGACGGTTCGCTCCCCGGGCTTTCCGGCGGCCGCCTCGTCTCGCTCTGGGGCGTCGCATGGCGGCAGCGCGTCATCATGCCGCCGCTCATCGATTTTACGGCTCCGGATCGGTATCCGACCGATCCCGACGCCGGAAAGGTTCCCGCGCCGTGGAACGATCCGCTCGCGGAGTTCCTGCGGCTCGGGCTCAAGCTCAAAACCGTGCCGGACGAAACCGGCGCACCGCATATCTACTCCGACGACATCATCGCCGTGAGAGGAGAAAACCATGAATAGGCTCAACGTCAAACCGGTTTCCGGGCGTCTCGTGCGCCACCCCGAGACGGGGGAACCCCTCCCTGCGGGAGGGCTTGCCGTCCCCCGCTCGCCGTACTGGCTCCGTCGCCTGAAGGACGGCGACGTCACCCTTGCGACGCCCGACACGGGCAAGGCGGTGAAACATGGCGATTAGCTTCGACAACATTCCCACGACGATCCGCGTGCCGCTCGCGTACGTCGAGTTCAACAACGAAAACGCGGTATCGGGCACGGCGGCGAATCCGTACAAGCTCCTCGTGCTCGGGCAGAAGACGAGCGCCGGGACGCACCCCGCGCTTTCGCCCGTCCTCGTCACATCAGCCGATCAGGCAGCAAAGCTTTTCGGCGTCGGCTCCATGCTGCACGCCATGCTTGCGGCCGTCAAAAAGACGAACGGCTATGTCGAGACGTGGGCGCTCGCCGCCGAAGACAACGAATCGGGCCAGAAGGCGGCGGCAACGGTGACGCTTTCCGGCTCCACCACGAAAAGCGGCACGCTCTGGCTCTACGTCGGCGGCGTGTCCGTATCGTGCAAGGTTCTTGCGGGCGAAGAACTTTCGGCCGTGGCGACGCGCCTCGCTTCGGCCGTCAACGCCGACGCGACGCTTCCGGTCACGGCGCAGGCCGCCGAAAAGGTCGTAACGCTGACGTGCCGCTGGGCCGGGCTTACCGGAAACGATATTGATCTGCGCATGGGCGTGTACGGCGAAGACACGCCCGCCGGGCTTGTCGCGACGTGCACGGCGTTTACGGGCGGCACGGCGAATCCGGACGTCACGGACGCCATCGCGGCTTTCGGCGATGAACAGTGGCACGGCATCGTCATGCCGTGGACGGACGCCGCGAACATGACGGCGCTTGAGTCCGAGCTCGATCTCCGCTGGGGGCCGATGAAGCAGGCGGAATCCATCGCCTTCACGGCCTTTCGCGGGACGCTCGGCGAAACGTCGACGCACGGAAACGCCCGGAATTCCCACCTTGTGACCTGCATGGGGACGGGAAAATCCCCGACGCCGCCGTATATCTGGGCGGCCGTCAACGCCGTGACCGCGATCGCGTCTCTGGAAACCGATCCCGCGCGGCCCTTGCAGACGCTGGCGCTTCCCGGCGTCATTCCCCCGGCGCTTCCCGACCGTTGGACGATGGAGGAGCGCAACGTCCTTCTCCATGACGGGATCGCGACGTTCATGGTGCAGTCCGGGGACGTCGTCGCCATCGAGAGACAGGTCACCATGTACCAGACCAACGTCTGGAACATGCCCGATCCGTCGTATCTCGACGTCAACACCCCGGCGACGCTCGGCTACATCCGCTATGCCACCCGCGCCCGCATCCTCCAGAAGTTCCCCCGTCACAAGCTGGCGTCGGACGGGACGCGCTTCGGGCCGGGGCAGGCGATCGTCACGCCGTCCGTCATCCGGGGCGAGCTTCTCGCCCTGTACCGTGAACTTGAAGAAGCTGGTATCGTGGAAAACTTCGACCAGTACAAGGCCGATCTCATCGTGGAGCGCAACAAGGACGACCGCAACCGCGTCGACGTCCTTTCCCCGCCCGATCTCGTCAACCAGTTCCGCATCTTCGCCATGAAGATCGGCTTCGTCTTGTAGGAGGCAGCCATGCAGTTTACCGGCAAATGCATCATCCGCGTCAACGGTTCCGAAATCCGGAGCACGGACGACGCGACCCTGAACCCCGGCGGCGCGAACCGCGAGGCCGTCACCGGGGGCGGCAAGGTTTACGGGTATAAGGAAGAGACGGTCGCTCCCGAGCTCGAGTGTTCGGTGGCGCACACGTCCGACACCGACCTCACGGCGCTTTCGGCGATCACCGACGCCACCGTCATCTTCGAGACGGACAGCGGGGACAAGTACGTGCTGCGCGAGGCGTTCGTCATGGAGCCCGCCAGCCTCAAAACCACCGACGGCACGGCGGGCCTCAAGTTCTCCGCCGTGTCCTGCGAAAGGATGTAGCCATGTCTCAAGTTATCGATGCCGCCGCGAAGCTCTCCGAAGCCGAGGACGCGGTCACGGCCCCCCTTGCTGATTCCCATATCGTCACTTTTGCGGACGGCGTGACCATCGGCACGGTCCTCTATACCGAAGCTGAATTGCGCGAACTCACCGCCCGGGACCTTATCGACGCGCAGGAAGCGTCCGAAAAAGTCGTCCGCTCGCGGGACGCCGTCACGCTCGTTTCCTCCCCCGCCCGCATGGGGATCGAGCTGTTGCGCCGACAGGTGAAAAGACTTCGCGGCGGGGACAGCACCCACAACGGCCCGCTTTCCGTTGAAGAGCTCGGCAGGCTTTCCATAGCGGACTTCGAGCGGCTGCGTCTGGCTGCCGACGGGCTCGATCTGCTTTCCTCGCTTCATGAGGGAGAAAGCCTTGAATCCCGGGGGCGAGACGCTGGCGGGGATGCGTAACCTCGACCTTGCGCTTTTGGGGCTGGCCCGCCTGTCGGGCCTGTCCCTTGCCGAGGCCGAGCGCTTGCCTCTCCGCCGTCTCGTCCGCCTCCTGCACACCATCAACTGCGCCCGGAAAGAAGCATGAAAGTATCGCTCATAGTAGACCTTGCGGGCAACCTGCAATCCCGCGCCCGCCAGTACGCTCAAGCCCTCACCGGCCTGTCGAACAGTGGAAACCGCGCCTTTTCGGGCCTGCGAAACGCGGCGGCTTCCGTGGGGCGCGGCCTTGACGGCATGGGGAACAGGTACACGGCCATGATTGCCGGAGCTGGCATTACCTACAAGGCGACGAAAGCCGTGATGGATTCCGCCGCACTCGACAAAATGCTCGCGCGCGTGGCGAACACCGCCGGAGCCACGGCACAGCAGAGCCGGGGGCTGCGCAGTGAGTTGTATGACATGGCGAAACAAACCGGCCAAAGCGTGGATGAACTGCTTCAAGGCTTCTATGCCCTTGTCCAGTCGGGGCAAAGCTGGGATGAGGCTCTCGCCACCATCAAAGCGATCAATCCCGCGATGGCCGTAACGGGAGCCAGCGCGGAAACGCTCGCTTCCGGAATGACCGTCGCCGCTCAGTCTTTCGGCTTCGACCTTTCCGACTTGAAAACGGCGAAGCTCATGCTTGATCAGATGTATGCCGCAGGTAATCTCGGCAACGCCGAGCTGGAAAATCTGGCGGATATTTTCGCCCGCGTCGGCAACAACGCCAAAACGGCGGGACTGAGTTTTGAGGGGACATTGGCTTTCATCGAACGCATGTCGCTCGTTGAAAAGCAGCCGGAACGGCTGGCTACGCTTACGGACTCCACGCTCCGGCTGTTCACGAACCAAAAGTATATGACCAAAGCCGCCAAGGTTACGGGCGTCAATTTTTACGATGCGAAGGGTGAACGGCGGGCCATGTTCGACGTGTTGGCCGATATTCGCGACAGGTATCAGAAGTTCAAGACGTCAGCGGAGAAAGACAAGGCTTTTTCCGCAGCCTTTGGCGATACGGATCTGGATACACAGCGCGGCCTCAGGATTTTTCTCGACGCCGACACGATTGACGAGGCCCGAACGTTTTCCGGGGAAATCAAGGAGTCCGCGGGCCTCATTGCTCAAAAGCTGCCGAGCGCCGTCGCCAATGCGGTTGATCAGACGGCCCGCCTGAAGGCCGAGCTCGGAAAAGCCGCAGACGCGTTTGCCCAACCCATCAATGACGTCATTGAAGACGGCATCAAGTATATCCTCGATACCCAGCAGATAGGGGGAAAGGAGCTGCTCGTGGGCGGAAGCCTTGCCGCGCTCGGCGGTTTCGGAGCCCTGAAGCTCGGCGGGAAAACGCTCGGCAAGCTCAGTGGCGGGGTTCTCGGCAACGCCGTCAAAGGAATGGGACTCGGGCGGCTTCCCCTGCCTCTGCCCGTGTACATCGTCAATGACCGTATGTCCCTGACGGACGGCGCGCTTTCGGATCTCGTAAACGGCGGCTCCGGGCAGGCGGGGGGCAAGGGAGGCGCGGCCTCCGGAAAACCCGGCGCTCCCGTCAGGACGCCGAGGCTTCCCGGAAAAGGCGGACGGATGGCCCGTATCGCCGACTTCGGCAAGCAGGCGGCGCGAAACGGCGCGTCCGCCGGAAAATTTGCGGCCAAGGCCGGAGCTCCCGTCGCCGTCATCGGCGGCGTCATCGAAGCGGGCAGCGTCATTATGGACCCGAACGCCACGACGGATGACAAGGTTCGCGGCGTTTCCGAGGCGGCCGGTGCCGCCGTGGGCGGCTGGGGCGGAGCCGCCGGGGGGGCCGCGATCGGAGCCGCCATCGGTTCGATCATTCCCGGCCTCGGCACGGCCATAGGCGGAGCGCTCGGCGGGCTCATCGGCGGGTGGCTCGGGACGGAAGCCGGGGAAGGGCTCGGAAAGATGATCGGAGACAAGCTCACGGACAGGGATCAGGCAAAGGCGATCGGCGCGGAAATATCGGCAAAGAGTGCCGAGCTTGCCGAAAATCTGGCGGCCGAGTCCACAATCAAAATCAAGGTTGAAGGCGGACAGGCCAGCATTGAAAGCACGTCCGGCCCCGGGGACATTGACGTTTACTATGATGCCCTGAACATGCAGGGCATCATGACGATGGACTGATCTATGACAAAGACATGGGAAAACCTGCGCCCCGCGTCGTTTCGCGGCGTGGCCTTCGAGGTCGAGAGCCATTCGGAGAGCGGAGGCCGCCGCGTCGAGCTGCACGAGTACCCCTTGCGGGATACGCCGTACGCCGAAGACCTCGGCAAAAAGGCTGGCAAATGGCAGATCGAGGCGTTCCTCGTCAACGGGAAGAGCGGCTACGCCGAACGACGCGACAAGCTCCGGGAAGCGCTGAACGCTTCCGGCCCGGGAACACTCATCCATCCGTATCTTGGCGAGCTGTCCGTCTCCGTCGACGGGTATTCGCTCAAGGAAACGACGCGCGAGGGCGGATACTGTACGTTTTCCATTTCATTCGTCGAAGCCGGACAGCCGGTCGAACCCGACGTCGAGAAAGACACGGCGGCAAATGTCCTCGACAAGGCGGAAGCCGCGAAGGAAGCGGCCACGGCGGGCTTTCTCGACGAGTACATGCCGCTGCTCGAAGACCTCGAAGGGCTCGCGGGGAAAGTCCCGGCCCTGCTTTCCGAGGCGACGGCCTTTCTCGGCACGCCGCTTTCCATCCTTTCCCGGGCGCAGTCCGCCGCGTCAAGCGTCCTTGCGCTTCCGGATCGCCTCGCCAGCCGGATCCTCGGGTATCTGGGAACCATCCGCCAGCTTGGCGGCATTGCGACGTCCGGTTTGAAGATGAACGCCCTTACGGCGCTTCTCGGCAAAAAGAGCGCGGGAACGGCAAGCTCGTGGCTCGTCACGTCAAACGGCGTCATCGCCGGAATCGTTGGCGAAACGTCATGGCCGCAGGCCGGGGGCGGCTCCATCGGCGGCGGGACGTCGTCCGGAGGAGCTTCGGGGGGGACCGGTGGCGGTACGCCCTCTCCGGAGACGCCGGGCGTCGTCGTGTCGACCGTGGCGAACCGGGCCGAGACGCCGCTTATCGACCTTATCGCCGCCGGGGCCGTCATCGAAGCGGCCATTGAAAGCGCCGATGCCGACTATGGCACGGCGGACGACGCGCTGGCGTCTCGGGACGCCGTTATCGACGCCATTGATGAAGTCCAGCGCGCGAACTGTTCCGACGCCGTGTTTACAGCGCTTTCCGAGCTCGCTGTCGCCGTCAACGAGGATTTGACCACGCGGGGGGCCGAGCTTCCGAAGCTTGGAAGCGCGACCCTTTTCATGTCCATGCCCGCGCTCGCGGCGTCCTACCGGCTCTACGGAGATGTCGGGCAGGCCGACGCCATCGTTGCCAGAAACCGCATCCGGCATCCCGGACGGGTTCCGGGCGGCGTCCCTCTGGAGGTGATCCGTGGCTGACAAAATGAAAAAGCCCGACGTGCGCCTTGAAATCAACGGCGTGAAGTATGGCGGCTGGACCAAGATCAGCATCCGCCGGGGGATCGGGCAGGTCGCCGGTACATTCGAGCTTTCGATCACCGAGCGCTGGCCGGGGCAGCCGATCCCTGCGAAAATCGAGCTCGGGGCCTCATGCGTCGTTACCGTTGACGGCGCTCCCGTCATCACAGGATACGTCGACGACGTGGCTCCGTCGTATAACGCGGCCTCGCACACGGTATCCGTCACCGGGCGCGACAAGACCTGCGATCTGGTGGATTGCTGCCCGCCCTCGACGCAGCTCAAAGGCGCGACGCTCGCGGCCGTGGCCCGGTCGCTTGCGGCCCCGTTCGGCATCGAGGTGGTCGACGAAACGGGCGTCGGCGTCGTCCCCGGCTTCAAGACGAACCCCGGCGATACCGTTTTCGAGACGCTGGAGCAGCTTGCCCGGGCAAAGGGCGTCCTGCTCACGACCGACGGACGCGGGCGGCTCGTCATCTGCCGGGCAAGCAAAAAAAAAGCCGCCACCGTCCTCGAACTCGGCAAGAACGTCTTTGAAGGCAAGGGCAAGTTTTCCATGCGCGACCGCTTCTCGAGCGTCACCGTCATCGGCCAGACGGCGGCGACGGAGACGTGGAACGGCAAGAGCGCCTCACAGCAGAAAACCGTGGTGACGGACGCCGCCGTCCCGCGCTATCGGCCTCTCGTGCTCGTCGCCGATCAGGAACATCAGGGCGCGAACAAGCGGGCGCAATGGGAAGTCAACGTCCGGTACGGCAAAGGGAATCAGGCGACCTATACCGTGTACGGCTGGAAGGACGGCGACGCGCTGTGGACGCCGAACGTGCTCGTCCGCATCGTCGATCCCTTCATGGGGCTTGAGGCGACGTGGCTCGTCGGCTCCGTCGGGTGGACGCTTGACGAGCGTGGATACCGCTCGGAGCTTACCCTGAATCCGCCTGAGGCGTTCGACGTCGAACCCGTCAGCCCGAAAAAGGGCAAAAAGGACAAGGAAACGTTCCGCTGGCCCGGAGCCGATACAAAGGAGTCATGATGAATTACGAAAGGCTTCTCGCCCCGCTTCGCCGACGCATGGCGACGCTCATCGGGCGCTGCATCCTCTCCGCAGTCCGATCCGGGGAAGGTTTTCAGACGCTCGACGTCGTGATCATGGCCGACGAAAACATGGGCGGCGTCGAGCACGCCGAGCCCTACGGGTTCACCAGCAATCCGCACCCGGGGGCCGAGGGCGTCGTGCTGAACATCGCCGGGCAGCGCGCCTCATGCGTTGCGCTCAACCTCGGCAACCGCCGGTACCGCCTGCGCGGCTTGAAGACCGGGGAAGTCGCGCTCTACACCGACGAGGGCGACAAGCTCGTCTTCGGGAGGGGCAGAAAGGTTCACCTCACGACGGAAACCTTTCTTGTCGACGCCAAGACCTTTGAAGGCGTTACGGAAACCATCCGGTTGACGGCCAGCGCCGGAACGTCCATCAAGACCCCCTCGTTCTCTCTCGGCGGAACCGGGAGCGGAGCCTGTGCGTCCACGTTCACGGGATCGCTTAAAACGACGGGCGACGTCGTCGCCGGGACGGTTTCCTTGCAGTCGCATGTCCATACCGGCGTTCAGTCCGGAAACGGCACGACCGGGCAGCCGCAGGGATAACGCACATGAGCGATCTCAAGCTGACATGGAACGAATGGGGCGCGGACGCGGCCGTCGAAGGCCATGATCTCGCCTTGGAGGACGGGATGGCCACGGCGGTCATCCTCAGCCTTTTTCTCGACGCCCGCGCCCGCGCCGACGACGCGCTTCCCGACGGCGGCACCGATCGCCGGGGCTTTTGGGCCGACACCGTGGCCCCCGCAGCCGAGCGGGACCGGACGGGGTCAAGGCTCTGGCTCCTTTCGCGGGAAAAGACGCTTCCGGAAGTCCTGCGCCGCGCGCACGACTACGCCGCCGAAGCGCTCCGATGGCTTGTCGACGACGGCGTCGCAAGCCGCGTCGACGTCTCGGCGACCATGCCGCGCCTCGGCCTGCTTTCTCTTGCCGTGAACATTACGCTCGTAAACGGCGAATCCTCGACATACGCCTTTTCCTACCCGTTGGAGTAAACATGCCTTTCAACCGCCCCCCTCTTGATCTGCTCATAGCCCGATCCGCCGCTTCCATGCAGTCGCGCCTCCCGGGAACGGACGCCGTGCTCCGGCGCAGTCTCTCGGGCATCGTCGCACGCATGAGCGCCGGAACCGAGCACGGCCTTTACGGGTATCTCGACTGGCTCGCGCGCCAGCTCATGCCCGACACGGCGGAAGAGGAACACCTCGAACGCTGGGCGTCCATCTGGGGCGTTTCACGCAAGGCCGCCGGGCACGCTTCGGGAGACGTTTCGATCACGGGCACGCCCGGGGCCGTCCTGCCCGAGGGGACGATCTGCCTGCGTTCGGACGCCGTCCGGTATGCCGTCGTCTCCGACGCCACCGTCGGAGAAGACGGGACGGGAACCGCTTTCCTTTCCGCAGTCGACGCGGGAACGGCGGGCAACGCCCCGATCGGAACCGTTCTCGCCCTCGCTTCCCCCGTTTCCGGGCTCGATTCGCGGGTTCAGGCTGCGGACGGGCTTACCGGCGGCACGGACGAAGAGACGGACGAAAGCCTGAAAAGCCGACTCCTCGCAACCATTCAGAGGACGCCGATGGGCGGGACGCAAGCCGACTACGAACAGTGGGCGCTTGAGGTTCCCGGCGTGACGCGGGCGTTCGTGACGCAGGAAATGGGGCGCGGCACCGTGACCGTATGCTTCATGATGGACGGCACCTATCCCGACGGCGTCCCCAAAGACGGGGACAGGCAAGCCGTAGCCGCGCATATCGAAACCGTACGCCCCGTGACGGCCGACGTGTATGTCGTCCTTCCCGTAGCCGATCCGCTCAATCTGCGGCTGCGGATTACGCCGGACACGGCCGCGATCCGTCTCGCCGCCGAGGCGAACCTCTGGGCGGCGGTTCGGCGCGACGCCGTTCCGGGCGGGACCATCTTCCTCTCACGCCTGCATGAGGCGCTTTCCCTCACGGAAAAGGAAGAGGATCACGTCATCCTTTCCCCCACGGCGAACGTCACGCCCGAAACCGGGCACATCGTCGTTCCCGGAAGCATCGAGTGGGTGACTGAATGAGCGCCGATTATCTTTCCCAGCTTCTCGCCTTGCAGCCGCCGGGCGCAGCCCTTCCCCGCGAGCCCGAAAGCGTCTGGGTGCGGCTTCTCGCCGCCCTTGCCGATGGTTTCGAGCGCGTCGACGCGCGTTCCAACGACCTTGTCCGGGAGTCCGATCCCCGATCGTGCATTGAGCTCATTGCTGATTGGGAGCGCGTCTGCGGGCTTCCCGGGGAATGCTTGGCCGACGATTCCGTTGCGTCGTTACAGGGCAGACGGGCCGCCGTCGTCAACGTGCTTACCCGCGTCGGCGGCCAGACCCCGGCGTTTTTCAAACGCCTTGCCGCGATCGCGGGCGTTGAAATCGAAATTATGGAGTACAGGCCGTTCGTCGCCGGGCTTTCACGGTGCGGGGAACCCCTGTCCGGCCCCGAAGACGTGCGGTTTTGCTGGACGGTGACGGTTCGCGGTCAACGTGTTACATCCTTTCGGTGCGGTTCTTCATCCTGCGGGGAGCGGCTTTCGGCATTCGATCCGGCCCGGGAGGTCGAGTGCCTCCTCCGCGCGGCGAAACCGGCGCATACCGTCCTGATCGTCGGATACGAATAATCTGTTTTCCTAAAGCCCTTTCAAAGACTGATTTCATTCCGTTCCATATCATGGGGGCATCTTTTTTTAGGAAGGTGCCCCCATGAAATATGTTCCTCCCCTCGGAGCGACCGACCCGAACGCCTCCTATCAGGACGGCAACCCCGAAGCCGGTATTCTCGGCAGCATTGTTCCCGCTGCGGCCATTGAACGGCCGCAACGGGAAATCCTGAATGTACTCACGGCTGCGGGGCTTACTCCCAGCGATACGGACTTGACGCAGTTGCTTGCCGCCATTCGGAAAATCATCGGTACCCAAAACGCCGAGCTTGAGCGCCTGCGCCTGCTTAAAATCGGTTGTCCGATGTACTGGCGCAGTACCACGCTCCCGGAAAACTTCGCGTGGGTCAACGGCGATCTGGTGCTGTTTGAAGACTGGCCCGAGTTCGCCGCCGTATACAACGCCGGTGGTTTTTCTGGCATGGTGTTGCCTTATGATGCCGACAGCGCAACCATTGCCGCCAACCTTGGCAAATTCCGCCCGAATGCCGCTAACCCCACGGGATTATACCTTCCTTCGTGTGGCGAACAGTTTTTCCGAGCTTGGACGTCAGGGGCGGGCCGGGAGGCCGGAAGTTATCAGGGAGATGCGATACGCGAGATAACTGGACAGACGTCACTATCGCGTATGGGCTCACTAAGAGTGGGAGACAATCCTGCGTCTGGAGCGCTAGCATTACGTGTCGACCCTCTTTTGGGACTACTCGGGACCAACGGAGATACCTCATTTAATATGTATGGCGAACTGTCTATTTCAGCAGCACGCGTTGTCCCGACCGCTGATGAAAATCGTCCGGCCAACGTTGCGTTACCCGTGGCCTTATATCTTGGCCTCCCGGCCTAAGCGGAAATGCCGAGATAGAGGATCACGGGGAGGT